GGCGGGGGCCTGTATTATATCAGCATAGACTACGGGACAGTTAACCCGTTTTCTATGGGACTATGGTGCGTGCAGGGTAAAGTTGCCGTAAGGGTATGCGAATACTATTACGACAGCAAGAAGAACAACAAACAGAAAACGGATGAAGAGTATTACCGCGATCTTGAGAAAATGGCAAGGGGTAAGCTCATTCAAGCGGTGGTCGTCGATCCTTCGGCGGCCTCTTTTATTGAGTGCATAAAGCGGCATGGACGGTTTGTTGTACGCGAAGCTAATAATGCAGTACTGGACGGGATCAGGAATACGGCGACGATGCTCAATGTCGGAATGCTGAAAATACATGAAAGTTGTGAGGACAGTATAAGGGAGTTTCGGTCATATAGTTGGGATGAAAAGGCCGGGGAAGATAAGGTTATCAAAGAAAACGATCACGCAATGGACGATATACGGTATTTCGTGCAAACAATCATGAGGCCGAACTACCGAATGGAAGAATGGGGGAACGGCGGTGTTTGATAAATTCCTTGCTTGGATCAAGCGGATAATGAGCAAGCTGACAAATGAAAAAGGCGAGGGAACCATTGTCCCGGTTGTGTCTGAAAAAATGGCGGTGGCGCGAGAACTGTATTTGGCAATGTATGAAAACCGCGCCCCGTGGTTGGATAAGAATACACAGTCTTTGAATCTGGCTGCTACGATTGCAAGCGAGATCGCGCGGCTGGTGACGATTGAGCTAAAGACAGAAATCACGGGAAGCCCGCGGGCTGATTTCCTTAATGAGCAGTGGCAGCCTTTTATTACAAATATAAGGCAGCACGTTGAGAAAGGGGCGGCTCTTGGAGAGGTCATCTTCAAGCCGTATATCAGCGGGAAAAGCATTCCGATTGACGTCATCCCGGGGAATATGTACTGCCCGGTTGCTTTTGGCAGCGCGGGGGAATTAACGGCGGCAAGCTTCATGGCACAGGTAACCCGTGGCCGTGAGATCAATACACGCCTTGAACTGCACGAGCTTATCTCGCGGGGGTACCATATTTCAAATGCCGCTTACCGTTCAACGTCTTCGGATATACTCGGAAGGCCGATTGATCTTACCGACGTTGGACAGTGGGCCGACCTTGTCCCGGACAAAGTATTTCCGAGGATTGAAAGGCCGTTGTTCGCCCGGTATAAGGTGCCGCTTGCAAATACGGTTGACAGTACGTCACCGCTTGGCGTTTCTGTGTTTTCGCGGGCCGTCGATCTCATTAAGGAAGCCGACAAACAGTACAGCCGCTTGCTTTGGGAATTTGAGGGAAGCGAGCTTGCGGTTGAGGCAGATGCGTCCGTATTTGGCCCTATCGTAAGCGAGGATGGGAAACCGACGCTGCCGAAAGGCAAGGAACGCTTGTATCGCGCTTTGCATTTCAACGTAGACAAAACATCGAAGCTGATGGAAACATTTTCGCCGACAATCCGTGAGCAGTCGCTTATAAACGGACTCAACGAACTGCTTAAGAGAATCGAGGACGTTTGCGGATTGGCGCGGGGGACTTTCAGTGATCCCCAGGGCGAAGCACGGACGGCGACGGAGCTTAATATTCTCAAGCAGCGCACCTATGCAACGATATACGATAATCAAATGGCGTTGCAGTCAGCCCTTGAGCATTTAGTATATGCAATGGACACATGGGCTACAATCGGCAATTTAGCTCCGAAAGGCGAATATAAGGTGTCGTTCAGTTGGGGTGATTCAATCGTTGTTGACAAAGAAAAAGAGCGCGAGAAGAAGTTACAAGAAGTATCGGCAGGGCTTTTGAGGCCGGAGGTTTACCTTATGGAAACGCGCGGAATTACGGAGGATAAAGCAAAGGAATTGATACCCGGACTGGAAGAACTTACAAATGATAAGACAGACGAGCAGCCTGCCGTTGGGGTTGATGCCGAAGGGGCGGTAGATAAGGCAGAGCAGGTGGCGGGCAAATCACTGAACGGAGCGCAGACGCAATCCCTTATGTCGGTCATAACTCAATATCAGTCTGGAGGAATCACCATAGGACAGGCAATCAATATTATATCTGTCTCGCTTGGCATTACCAAAGACGAAGCAAAACAAATACTTGAAGGGACTGAATAATGCTTACGCCGGATTACCTAAAAGGGCTGCCCGAACCTATTGTAGAGTTGCTCTATAGCGTCGAGGATTGTGCGATTGAGGATATTGCCCGCCGTGTCAGGAAAATGGGGACAACGACAAGAACGGCAGAAATACAGCAAATAGCATTGCAAGCACTTGGCGAGGGACCGGACATTATCAATCAGAAGATCGCGGACGTGCTTAAAATGTCTCGGAAAGAAGTTGAGCGTATCTTTGCAGAATCAGCCGAGGTGGCGACAGACAATCAAGCGCAAATATCTAAAGTGGTGGGGATTCCACTTGATACAGGATTTGCGCGAGAATTGGGAAATGCTGCTGTAGCTGCCGCAATGGGCGATCTTACGAACCTTACGCGGACAGCAGGGTATGTGATGAATAACGGGCAGTTCACATTGTGGACAGACGCTTATAGGCAGGCTCTAAGCCTTGCACAAATGCAGATCGCCTCCGGCGTGATAGATTATAATACAGCGATCCGGCAAGCAATTAAGCCGTTTACGCAGCGGGGCATGACTACTATAGGTTATGCGAGTGGCCGGACGATAAGTATTGAGGCGGCGGCTCGGCAATGTATACTCGGTGGCGTCACAAATATGGCGGCGCAGATCATGAAGAAAAATGCAGCCGATCTTGGCACGGACGGTTGGGAAATCTCGGCTCATGCCGGGTGTGCGCCGGATCATGAGGGGGTGCAAGGCAGGCAATACAGCAATGAAGAGTACGACAAGCTGAATAACAGGCTTGCCCGCCCGATTGGAACATTAAACTGTCGGCACGTTGCGTTTCCGGTATTGCTTGGAATCAGCGAACCGGCACACAGCCAAAGAGAGCTTGAAGAGATGAAACGCCGTAATGCGGAGGGGATTGATTACGAGGGCAAACATTACACGCTATATCAGGCCAACCAAATGCAAAGGCAGATTGAGCGATCAATCCGCAAGGTGAAACGGGAGCTGATCGGTTACGATAACGGAGGCCTGAAAGATGATTTTGTAGCGGGGAGTGTAAAGCTGCGGCGGCTCCGTAATTATTATGCTGATTTCAGCGAAAAGGCAGGGCTGATAAAGCAGGACGAGCGCGCACAGGTTTCAGGGTATAGCCGAAGCATTAGTGCAAAGGCCATATATGCGGAAAAACACAGATCATAAAGGACGTTCCTTGCGAGCGTCCTTTTTGTATACAAAAATGCTAACCGCAAGCGTAAAAATGCGGGGCGGGTGAGGTGCTTTCCCTCGTAAAAAAAGCGTAACCGTTAAGGGAGGAATATGGACAGGAAATTTTTAGAAGGACTGGACTTAGAAAAAGAGGCGATAGACACGATCCTCAATAAAAACGGGGAAGAGGTCAGCGCACTCAAAACAAAGCTTTCCACTAAGGAAACAGAGGTTGCCACCTTGCGTGGTGATCTCGTAACTGCAAATGGCCGGATCGCAGAACTGGAAAAGATTGACGTCGACGACTTGCAGGGACAGCTTGAAGCGGAACGCACAGGCCGCGCGAAGGACAAGCAAGATTTTGTAACGCGCGCGGCACTGGAAAAGGCCGGATGCAAGGATATTGATTATGTGCTGTTTAAGCTCGGAGAGAGCATCGAGTACGACGAGCAGAACAATCTTAAGGATTCGGAAGCTTTTATCAATTCCGCGAAGGAACAGTTCGGAACCCAGTTTGAAGATGAGCCTGTGCCCGGCAGATTCGCAGGGCCTACGCCGGGGGCAACGCTCAAGACAGAGGACAAAAAGGAAGAGGCAAACGCTGCTTTAAGGCAGGTATTTGGAAAGGAGTAATTTATGGCGAGTGTAGTATCAAGAGAAAGAGCGGAAGCGCTGATTCAGGAACAGATTATTTCCACGATTCAGCAGGACACGCCGAAGGAATCGGCGTTTTTTAGTTTGGCGCGGAAGTTGCCGAACATGACGAGCAAGCAGACGAGGATTCCGGTACTTGACCTGCTGCCGATAGCGTATTGGGTAAATGGTGACACAGGGTACAAGCAGACGTCACAGCAGGCGTGGGACAACGTATATCTGACCGCCGGAGAACTGGCAGTTATTGTACCGATCCCAGAGGCCGTGCTTGACGATTCAAGTTACGACCTGATCGGCGAAATCACACCGCGCGTTAATGAGGCAATCGGACAGCGCGTAGATGCGGCTTGCATCTTCGGAATAAACCGCCCGGCAGAATGGACAAACGACATTATCACGCGGGCGCGTCAGGCAGGAAACAACGTTGCCGTGGGATCGTCCCCCGACTACTATGATTTAATCATGGGCGAGGGCGGCGTACTGAGCAAGGTTGAAGGCTATGGCTACGGCGTAAATGGTATCGTGGCATCTATGGGAATGCGGGCAAAACTCCGTGGACTTAAGGGCACGGACGGGCACCCGATTTTTACGCAGAATATGCAGGGAACGACGCAGTACGCACTTGACGGCGCGGCAATGCACTTCCCGACAAATGGTGCGTTCGACGATTCTGTTGCCCAGATGATCGTAGGCGACTGGAAACAGGCGGTATATTCCATTCGTCAGGATATAACGGTCAAGATTCTCGACCAGGGCGTGATTCAAGATCCGAGCACAAAGGAAATCATTTATAACCTTGCACAGCAGGACATGATCGCGCTTCGCGTTGTGTTCCGTATGGGCTGGGCTATGCCGAACCCTGCTACACGCATGGACGAAGATCGTGAAGGCTGCCCGTTTGCGTATCTCGAACCCGCGACTGCGGCAACTACGCAGACGGTAACGTTTACTGTCAAGGACAACGCAGATACGCCGAAAGCGGTTGAAGGCGCAGTGGTTGACCTCAATGGATCGCGTAAAAAGACCAATGCTTCCGGCAAGGCGGTTTTTAATCTCTTTGCAGGCAGCTACCCGGTGAAGATCAAGAAGGAAGGCTACACAACGGTCAACGAAACGGCGGTTGTAGCGAGCGCGGCGGTGACGAAGGACATCACGCTGATTCCGAACACATAAGAAAGGATTGGACGGGAGCGCAGACCGCGCTCCCTTTTAGGTGATGCGGTATGTATATTGCCTATGAGGACTATACAAAGCTTGGTTATAATGCTGTTCCGAAGGAAACATTTACACGGTATGCAGCGAAAGCGGAGGCTGTGATTCGGAAATATACCTTTGACCGGATCACGGACGCAGACCTGCATCCAGAAGAATCAGCCGATGCGGAAAAGCGACGTATCGCGGAGATGAACCAGCGGGGCTTGTGCGAGCTTGCGGAGCTATTCTATTTGCAGGCACAGCACGTCACCGGGGAAAGCGGCGCGGCGATCAAATCATTTTCCAACGAGGGTTATTCCGAAACACTCGATACGTCTGAACATGATGAAATGACCGTCCAGAATAAAATGGCAAGCATCGTTTTCGCATATTTTACTGCGGAACAACTTTACCGGGGGGTGCTGTGATGTTTGGGTGTAATGATGATGTGACCGTTTGGAACCGTTGGCGCAATCCAGAAACGGGAAAGGACGAGTGGTACAGGCATATTCTCCCGGTGAAATGTAAGTGGAAAACCCACGCCAATCGTGATGTGTCAGGGGGTACGGCAAATATAGCAAACAGTATTGTGCTAGTGGTGCCGTATTCGGAAACGTACTTTAAACCGCAGGAATGGGCGGTACTTGACGTAGCAGGAAAGGCCCGATTCTTCACCTTGAAAAGTGGTGACCTAGCGGCTCTTGGTAAACAAGAGGTAGAAATTACAGGGATAAGGCCTAGCACAGAAGCGGAAATCAAAAAGATATTATTGCCGGATGTTATGACGATTGACACGGTGGCGGACAACACGCGAAGCGCAATGGGTAAGCATTTTAAGGCAGAAGGTGTGTAGGCGTGGCAAAGAATATACGGTTCAAGTGGAACCATCCCGTACCACAAATCATTGACGATGTGGGGATAAACGCGAAGACCGCGAAATACGCCGCACAGGACTGGTATCGGCTGTATTATGTGTTCATACCATACCGTGAAGGGTATTTGGCTAAAAATATTCAGATACTTGCATTGCCGAACAAGGCGGTGATTCGCCACAATGAGCCGTATGCGGAGAAGGTATATCATGGTGCACATATGCGTTTTGGAAGGTCAACACACAGGCTTGCGTCGGCCTATTGGGATCGGGCTGCTGCGGCTGCCGGAAAGAAGGAAAAACTAATCAGTGACGTTCAGGCCTTCGTGAAAAGAAAGGTGTAATCAGGTGAAGCGAGTAAACATTGACAAGAAGCTATTGGAATGGGCGCAAGAGTGCGACGCGCTCACGGACACGCCGCTTCTTAACTGGCTGGGAGCAAACGACGGAGAATGTGCAATCGTTCCGATACCTGCCGAAGCAGAACCGGGGTTTATTTCCGGGGATGTGAAAGAGGTAACGTATGATTTCATGTTTCAAGTAATGTTCAAGCTGTCAGAGGCAACAGACGACGTAAACGCGGATAATATGCTTACGCTGCGCGGTTGGCAGGACTGGATAGACGAACAGGAGGAAGCTGGCAACTACCCGGATTTTGGTGAGGGCTACAGTTGTTACGAGCTGCAAAACCTGTCTAATATGCCGCAACTTGCGGAGGTATATGAATCGGGAATGGCAAAATTCCAATTCCCAGTGAGGCTAAAATATTTGGAGGAAAAATGATATGGCATTGGAAAAAGTAAAAAAGTATTTAAACCGTCTATTTCTTGACACTACGCCTGAAAAAGAGGCTCCGACGTGGAAACGGGCAACAAAATCCACAGATTTAGCGATCGCAATGAACGCGGAAACAGAAACGTTTGATTTTATTGCAGACGAAAGCCCAACCGACGAAATCAAGAGCTATAAGCCCACCATTACACAGACGCAGACGGCATATATTGGCGATCCGATATATGACTATATCTTTAGTCTGTACGATAAGCAGGGTGTAGGCTCCGATGCTGTAACAAAGGCCATGATCGTTTATCAACAGAAAAAGGCTGTATCAGAGGCGCAAGAGAATGTTGCCTTACAGTTTGACGCGCTGATTACGATTGATACCTATGATATTGTTGCAGGTACGATCACCTATACAATCGGGCAGCGTGGTACGCCGACGCATGGTACGGCTGTAATCGAGGACGACGCGCCAACCTTTCACATGGAAGTAGGGGTGTAACGAATGGCGGGGCCGTAGGGAGAGCGGCCCCTTCCCTTTTTTGGAGGATCATATGAAAGAACTTAATTTTGACTTTGAAGTAAAACAGATCAAGATCAACGGTAATGTATTCGATATTCTTAAGTCTGATATTGACGTTCTGGAAAGAGCAGATAGTCTTTTGCAGAGGTACGAAAAGGAATTAACAAATGTTACCGCAGACACGGAGGAAGGGCGTAAGACAATCACGAATGCGATTTTTGAAGCGAGGGATTACATTGATGAAATGCTGGGCGACGGTGCTTTGCACAAGATTGCGAACGGAAAACCCGTTGGATTGGTGCAGGTCATAGATATTATGCGAGAGATCGCGGCGGCAGTAGTTCAGACCTATCAGGAGGATTTGGGCGATGAATACGCGCTTGACGGGGACAAGCCAAAGGAAAGCCAAAAGGCAAAGCCGAAAGCTGCGCGTCCTGCTGCTAAAAAGACAAAATGAGTATCGTTTCATTCTCCCGGCACAGCCTTAACGTTTTCCCGGAGGAAGCACAAGGGTACCCGGTTGATGCCCGTTTCAGAAATATTATGAGGATTATGCGGGTACTCGACGACGAAAAGAAATCTCCGAAGCAACGCCTTGCGTATGCCTATCGTTTTTTTTATACGGATGAAATACCGCAGGAAAACGCATGGGGGGTTATGCAAGAGTTTATAAACGGAGGAACGGAGCCGGAGAGCGACGGGGAGCCGCCGCAAATGGATTTTGAATTCGACGCGGACGAAATATATTCCGATTTTTTGAGGGAATATAATATCGACCTCCTGAACGATGATATTCATTGGTATCGTTTTCTTACGTTGTTGGGGTGCTTGTCCTCTGACAGCTCTCTTGTCCGTAAAATTCAGTTACGGTTTATGGACACTTCAAAAATGAAGGGCAAGGAACGCATGGAAGCGGAGCAAGCGAAAGAGCGCGTGCAGATTCCCCGGCGCATGACGATTGAGGAATTGCACGAAGCGGAAGCCTTTGAGGCTGAGTGGGGTAGTCTGTGAAGTATTTATCCCCAAGATTGCCACATAGCCTGTAACAGTCTTGTAAAAAGCCTGACGGTGTATTAAAATAAAGGAATCAAGGGAGGGGTGGGAGTATGAAAAAAGGATTGATTGTGGCTCTGTGCTTAGTGGCGTGCGGGCTTCTATTAGCCGGGTGCAGTTATGATACAGGAATCGAAACTGTAGAAATTAACGCGCTTCCTTACAGCATCCCATACTATAAAGATTCAACAATAGACTTGGTATCAATAGATATGTGCCAACGAGAGTACGATAACCACGGAAAAACGACCTATCAAGTAGAAGTACTTCTGACTGTTGATGCGAGCAACGTTTTGCAATTATCCGATGATGACAAATATTGGGCGGATAGGGACGTTGAGGTGGCTCCGTTTGAATGCTCGATTTATTGTTACGATAATGGCTTGTCATTTGATGATTTAAAATATGTTAATACATATGATGATGATAGCACGGGATATAGGTATATACAATTTACTACGGATGGGCTTGAAGAGTATTTCAACGATTTTTCAGGATCGAAAATAAGCATTCATACTTTTGTAGACGTGGGAAATGCAGAAAAACCGGACGATCCCAAAGAAAGAAAAATGTATACTTATACAACCGAAGAGTTTGGAGAACTGCCTGCTGTTTTACCACAGGAAGAGTTGCTTCAAAGATTAGTGTAAAAAATTAGCGGCTTTCATAAAAGCTATTAGACACTCGTAAACGCGCGGGTGTCTTTTTTGTGCTGTTTATAAGGAGAAAATCGGATGGCGCATGGACAAGTAGACATTGACGTAAATCTGAATACAAAAGACCTTAAAGCGTCTATGAACGGTTTGCAGGGCGAAATCGTTAAAGGAATGGCCGTGTTTGAGGTTCTCAAACAGAGTGTTTCCAAGATCGCCGGAATGGTTGTCGAATCAATCGACGCTGCCATGAAGCGTATCGATACAATGGATCAGTTTTCGCGCGTTATGACCACCATGACGGGATCAGCGGACAAGGCAAGCATGGCGCTTGAGAAAACGAATAGCATAGTGACCGGAACAGCCTTTGGTCTGGACACTGCTGCAAAAGGCGTGCAAGCGTTTGTTGCCTCTGGAATGGAAGTCTCTAAGGCTACGGACACAATGGGCGCATGGGCCGATGCTGTAGCGTTCTACACAAAAGGAACGAACGCCGATCTTGAAACCGTGTCAATGGCATTACAAAAAATGGGTACTAAGGGCAACGTCACAATGGAGCATCTGCAAATGCTCCTTGAGGCGGGGATTCCGGCCATTCAGATTTATGCTTCTGCTGTTGGCGTGTCTACGGAAGAGGTTACCGATCAGATGAGCAAGGGCGAGCTCAAGACCGACGAATTTATTAACGTCATGAATCAGGCGTTTAAGACGGGTACTACCGGGTTTCCGTCGATTGCCGGAGCCGCAAAGACGGCAGGGACGAGTTGGCAAGGCAGCATGGATAATATGCGGGCCGCCATTGCCCGTGGAACCGCCGCTATGTTGGAACAACTAGATGCGGCATTCAATGTCAAAAAAGGAATGGTTTCTTTTGGCAAAGGTATAGAGACCGTGCTAAAGGGGCTTGCAAATAATCTTGATAAGGTGGCGGTGGCTGCATCTGCGGTGATCGCGGGTTTCGTAGCGTTCAAGATTCTTAAAACGGTACAGACTTCAATGACAGCAATAAGTACCGTTGTAACTGTGGCGAATACGGCACTACTCGGTTATTCGCAGGGAATGTTTACAGCTGGGGAAGCAGCCGGAGCATTAACACTACGACAAGCGCTTGCGGGTACGGCAACGATGGTTCTATCTGGACAAATGAGCATAGGGGCGGCTGTGACGCTCGTTTTCAAAACGGCGGTTGAGGCGTTAAATAAGGCTTTTCTTGCAAATCCTATCGTGCTTGTCATTGCCCTTATTGCAGCGCTTATCGCCGTAATAGTACAGGCGGTTACAAGAACAAATGCCGAAGCAGAGGCTGCCCGTGCTGAAGCGGAAGCTATGGTTGCCGCCCAGGACGAGCTTACACAGTCCGCAGCGCAAAGTGCAACAGAATACGAGAAGAATATGGCTTCAATCAAAGCAACCGCAGATGAAGCCCATAATATGACGCAGCGCCTTGAGGAACTGCGAAACAAGACAGACCTTACTGCCGGCGAGCAACAGGAAATGGCTTCGATTACAGCCCAACTCACAAGCAATTATTCCGGGTTGTCCGAAATGGTGGATGAGAACTCCGGTGCACTTACGGGAAATGCGGAGCAGTGGAATAAAGTTGTTGACGCGCAGGCAGAGTTTGAAAAAGCTACGCTTATGGTCGAGCGTGCCAATGAATTAACGCAAGAAGCGACAGAAGCGGAGATTTTGCTTGAGTCGGCACAAACACAGGTTGCTAACAATCAAAAATTGATTGCAGACAATCAGCAACGCATAAATGAACTGAATGATAAGGCATCTTCCGTATATGCGAAGCTAAATAGCGGCATGGATTTAACTGCGGATGAAGCGTCGGAATTACAAAAAGAATATGTTGCCCTGATTGATGAATCCGATAGGCTTCGTATCTATAATGACGGACTGAAGGACGCAAATAAAGACCTCGAAGGGGGAATGAGTGATCTTTCAGATGAAGCACAACGGCTTGCGCGTGAACAAGCGGCGCAGGCAGAGCTCGCGCAGCAACAGACGCAGATTGCCCTCAATTCATACAAGGACAAAATAAAAGCTGTTGACGAGTATAAGAAGATCAGTGACCAGATGACCGACGAGGAAATCGCCAATATCCAATCACTGATCGACGCAGGCGGTCAGCTTGAAGAGGCCGATATCAAGAAATTTAATACGATCAAGGAAAACCGAGCGAAAGAGGAAGTTGCTGAACAGGATTATGTGCAGGCAATCAAGGACGGACAAGTCGAAATCGACATGGCATACGCGGCGGGCCTTGAAGAACGCCGTAAAAGAGGGGAAGAACTCAACGAGATCGAGCAAGCAACGCTTGACCGCTGGAATGAAATAAACGATCAGGCCCTTGAAAAGTATAAGGGCCAACAGCAGGAAATTATCGACGCTGCACAGTCAGCAAAGGACAAAATTGTTTTGTCTGAACAGCAAAGCGCCAAAGAACGGCTTGCAATCCAAGAGCATAACAATGAGGTTACTGCCGCATTCGTGGACAACTATAATTCCATAATGGGTAAAATCCCGGAATCGCAAAGGCAGTACCTTCAGGAAATGACTATCGAGGATGCCCGGTTCCTTGATGATATGGTTTCAAAGTGGGATAAAGGAGGCAAAGAGCAGTGGGACCAGTATGTAGCGAATATTGAATCGGGTACCGCGAAAGCGAATGAGTTGGCATATGTGGGAGGAACGCAGGTAGCAAATACGACAGCAGATGCCACGGTGAGTACACTTGATGCCCGCAAGGGAGATATTGAAGCATCGGGCGGTAGCGTTGGTCAGGCAATCGGCACGAGCATGGAGCAAAGCCAAGCGCCAGATCAGGCGGCACAGGCGATTGCAGATCGTGTTGTAGCGAACCTTTCCAATGCGGACTACTCAGCCATTACAAACGGAATGGCTACTGCGATCCAAAACGGTACGAAGTCTGTTCAGTCTGCGACGCAGGGAATGTCAACCTCAATACTGAATGTGCTCAAGAAAGCAACCAGCGATGCACAGACCGAAAGCGCGCGCATGATGTCACGCTATACGTCGGGCATCAGGAACGCGAACAGTTCCATATCATCCGCAATGACTTATGTAATGAACTCGGCGAAAAGCGCGGCAAACGTGGCGGCTGCAAGTTGGGGCGATATTGGTAAGCGCATGATCGTGTTTGTGGTGCAGGGCGTTAAAGGCGAACAGGGTTCGCTTACGGCTGCCGCCAAAGATGTAGCTGATAATGCCAAGGCATCAGTTTCTACTTCCGGGTGGAGCGACATCGGCAGGAATATGGTGTCGGGTATGGCATCCGGCGTCCGAAATAACCAAAGCATTTTGACCTCTGCGATTGCGGACGTAGTAAATGCGGCGATCAAAAAGGCAAAAGACACGGCGGTTATAAAATCGCCGTCACGCGCGTTTGCGGATCAGGTCGGATATATGATGCCTGCCGGTATTGCTGTAGGTGTCAAGAAAGGTGCGCCCCTTGCACTGGATAGCGTCGAGAAAATGACACAATCGCTTATCAAGGCAGGCAGTACAAAGGTACCCGTAAGCGTAGGCGTTGGAAAGTATGGAGGGCATGGCATGACCTCTGGGGTGGTGAATAATTTTGAACAAAATAATACGATTGTAAATCCGCCTCAAACACCGGGCAAAATGTATCGGGAACTGCGAAGAAAGGGGAGGCAGCTTATTCATGGGATTTGATGATTACAGAATCAATATACAGCTTGAATGCGCGGGTAAGGTGCTTGAGGTCAACCGCGCATACGATCTTACGGGGTGTGAAGCGGCGGACTATTCCCCGAACCTGCAAGCAAACGCCCAGCTTGACGGGGCGATACTTAACGGGAACAATATAGAACCGCGCGAGATTGGAATTGCCGCGATATGCGAAAATAAAACGCGGGATTTCCTCGTGCGGTTCTTTAACCCCAAAGAGGACATAAAGGTCAAGATTAAAATGTTTGAAAATACACGGTGGATTATGGGACGAGTGTCAGAATTCCAGTTTGTAAAAAACCGCGTAGGCAACAAAAACGCATTTGAGGTTGCTATTACTTGTGCCGATCCGTTTTTTCGGGATATGGATAGTTTCGGGAAGAACATTGCGAACATTGTAAAACAGTTCGCATTTCCTTTTGTAAGCCCCGTAGCCGCCGCGCAGGACAAAGGGGGTACATATCACTGGATCAAAGGGCATTTAGCCGGATACAGGCAATTTAATACGCGGCTCAATCTGGATAATACCGGGGATATCGAAGCGGGCGCGGTGTTCCGCATCGAGGCGCGGGGCGACGTTGTGAATCCAATCATAAAACATGAATCCGGCACTTTTGTTCGGGTAAAAAGAACGCTTGCAAAGGGAGATGTATTAACGATCAATACAGAGCGCGGGGAGAAACGCATTGAATTGAATGGGGTTAACGTATTTCAGTACATAGACCGTGATTCCGAGATGTTCCAGTTGAGCGTTGGGCCGAACGTGATCGAGTATGACGCAGATACCGGATATACAAATATGGCAGTCTATGTGTACTATACCCCGCGTTATATTGGGATTTAGGCTATGAATATAAAATTATTAGATAAAAATTACGATGTACTCGGGGAACTGGATAATTTCTATTCCCTGATTTGGCACCGCAAATATTTTGATGTGGGCGAGTTTCAGTTGACGGCGAAACCAGATGCGGCACTGCTAGAGACGAGATACTTATACCGTCCAGACGCAATCGAAGCGGGCAGGGTAGAAAGAATTGAATCTGTTCAGGACGAGATGGGTGCAACACAGTTCATTTTGTCGGGCAGATTTCTGGAGTCGTTTCTTGCAGACCGAATTATAACGCCGACCTATACGACATCCACAGAACGACAGGCCGGGGAGGTGATTGCCGATCTAATTACGAGAAATGTTGTTTCTCCGGCTGATACCGCTCGGAAGATTGGAAATGTTCGTATGGGGGCGGTGGCCGTGACCGATAAGGTAGCAGCGTTGCAGGTAACATACGATAACCTAATGGACTATATCTATGAATTATGCTTGCAGTGCGGTTGTTCGGTAAGAGCGGTCTATGATTTTGATACAAATCAAATAGAGTTCCAAGTGTGGAATGGAAAAGACCGTACACAAGATCAGGAAGAAAATAGCTGGGCGGTATTCTCCGACACATTCGACAACATCAACCAGATTGACTACTACCGGGATAACGAGAACTACAAAAATTTTGCTTATATTGCCGGAGAAGGAGAAGGCGCTGCACGAATCGTGGAAACACTGGATGAAGTAGGTACAGGAGAAGATCGACGGGAAATGTTTGTAGATGCGCGTGACCTCCGCATGGAGGACGAAAATCAAAATCCAATCTCTGAGCCGGTATATCGGGCAATGCTCAAGCAGCGAGGCAAAGAGAAGAAAGCGTCATGGGTTGTCGTTGAAAACGTGGATTGTGAGATATCCGTCTACAATAAATCGCTCGTCTATAAACAGGATTATGACTTGGGCGATATTAGCACGGTACAATACACGGGCCTTGGGATAACAGTTGAAAAAAGGATAACAGAATGTATTGAGACGTGGGAAGATAATACGTTGAGTGTAAATACGATCTTCGGAGAGGACTATTTGAACTTCTGGAATATATCAACACACAAATAGGAGGGATATTATGGAATACGGCTACTTCGACAGTGAAGTGACAGGATTTGACGATGCGACAGGGCTTCCGATTTTTGACCGGGCACAGGATTCAGATTTTATGGCGGCGATGTTCGCCTCTATATGGGGAAACGGCGTTTATCCGAATCCGAGCGATAACCTTCAGGTAATGGAGCGGGATGATGATTTCTTTGGTGTAAAGGTCATGCCTGGCCGATGTTGGATTCAGGGGCGATTTGGAAAAGAACCTGAACCTGTGAATTTTGAATTCTCGGCAGCAAGCACATCCGCAGATCGGATAGATAGTATTGTCGTGGAGCTTGATAAACAAAATCGAGAGATAACCATAAAAAAGGTTGAGGGGACGGCGGCGGGAACGCCTGTGCCACCCGACTTAGTAAGAACGTCTGATATTTATCAGATATGCCTTGCACAATGTAAGGTGCGGAAAAACGCGACAAAAGTAAATCAGTCGGATATTACTGACACTCGAATGAACACGGCGTTGTGTGGCTACGTGACTGGGGTTATAACGCAGGTTGATACCACTACAATATTCAATCAGTATCTTGCATGGCTTGAGGAATCACGGGAAGCATGGGGGGACTGGTCGGAAGCGGAAAAAGAAAAATGGTACGCATGGTGGGCGGACCAGCACGACACATCGGGGTATGTAACGGCCAATAACATCTATACGTATTTTACACCGATTGTGCAACAGATCGGGAATGGCATGGACAAGGAATTTACGATCACGCATAATTTCACTGGTATGCAATACCCAGACGTGAAAATGGTGGTTACGGAAACCGGGGAAGAGGTGATACCGGATAATACATATTTATCGGAAACAGCGGTCAAGGTCAGCTTTGATGAGTACACGCCAGCAGAGAACGAATTTACGGTAATCGTAAGGAGGTAAGGTATGGCAGATTTTATAAGGGGATCGAAAAGGTTCCATGACGCGGCAATGTTGGGTGGTCAATCACCGGAATACTACAAAAACGATTATCTGGTACTACACGGACAGGCAACATCGATGCAGGCAGGAGTAGATACTTCATTGGCGGCGGCGACTGTCGATGTTAACGACAGTCCGTTTGTGTGGGATAGTGGGACAAATGCGTTATGGGGAGATAACACAGTGCCATACAGATACGCCAGAGTGCATATTGATCTATCTATTTCCGGGGGCGTAAAATTGGGGTTTGTGTCCGTAAATGTGGCAGGGACGATGATTAACCCGAATAAGAGCGGAGCGTTGTCATATTCAACATATTTCAGCGAAGCAACCGGTAAATCCATGATGATAGGCGGCGATTTTTTTGTAGCGCTCAAAGATTCGGGATCGTTACAATTTACCGCGCAGCAGAATGGATCGATCATGCAAACTGCGGGGATGCGGGCAACCGTTGAATTTATCAAATAGGAGGCGATACGGGTGGAAGAAAGAAGAGAATATGTAACGCGGGAAGAATGTGAGGAACGCAGGGCGGGCATCTATAAGCACAACAATAAGCAGGATCAAAAGCAGACCGAACTCGAAACAAAGGTGAAGTTCTTTGAACGTATGGTATGGGCGATCTTTGGTGTGCTTGTATCGGGATTCGCGGGAGTGATCTTCGCAGTATTAAGCATAGGGCAATAGAGTATATAGAGGAAGGAGACGAGAGGAATGTCAGATTTTAGTTATGTGAAAGATGCGGGACTCAAATTCAAGAGGCCGCTTACAAAGAGAGAACAAACGACAATGATTATCCTGCACTATGTAGGGGGAGAAATGACGGTGCAGGCGATTCATGATATGCACAACAACGATAAAAAGAGCAACTACAACGGGATTGCGTATAATGCCTACGTCGATTTGGACGGTACGATCTATTGG